GGCACCGTGACTGGCGTTTGGAGCAACCCGGTTTTCGGCTTGACCTCGCACGCCAGCGGCACGAACAGTCTGCGCGTGACCGAAGGACTCAGTGCCTTCGATCTCTCTGCGCACACCGGCATGCTGTTGGTGTCGGTCGATGCGTGGAAGTCTGGCAACCCCAGCGCGAAAGAGCACATTCTGCAGGTGGGCCGCATCCTGCCATCAGGCACGAACACGGCTTGCGGGGCGGTAACGCTGTCCCTGGCCACCGATGGCCAGATCGAGTTCATCGTGCGCCCTGCTGCCGCAACGGACGCCGCAGCATCGAACACGCAGATCGTGTCCGGAGCGCTCACGAATAGCGTGCGCTCGAAAGTGGCGCTGCTGCTGGACTGCACGGACCCCGCCGCTCCGGAGGCGCACCTCATCCGTGACGGTGTGCTGACGCGCTCGTCGGTGATCACGATGACCGCAGCCATCAGCCTGCCCACGGTGGCAGCGGGCATGTGCATCGGCGCGCAGATCGGGAGCACTTTCACGCTGTCTGGCCTGCTGGGCGCCGGTGGCAGTGGCGCGTGCGTGGAGAACCTGCTCTGGTGGAAAACGAGCAAGAGTTTCACCACGGTTCTCCGCGCGGCGCAGGAGTGGCACCGCACCGGCCGGCTCTCGCCGCTCATGGCCTGAGCCATGGCCAACGTCAACCAGCTCGCGCTGCACCACGCCACGCAGACGGCTGCCGTGGTGTGGCTGCGCTCGACCTCCAGCGGCGTCCTAACAGTGCAGTGCAACGGGCAGACGTTCACGGGCGACACCATCGACACTGCGGTGGATGATGGCTGTGGAGTTTGCACGGTCACCGGCTTGGCTGCTGGGACGTCATACCACTACACCGCGTCAGTCGGTGGCGCGGTTGTTGGAAGCGGCACGATCAAGACCCTGCCGGCCAGCGGTGCAACGCTTGCCATCGGCTTTGGCACTTGCTGCGGCTACACGCGCGATCAAGTGCCGCTGCGCGCATTGGCAGAGCACGCGCCAGACCTCGCGGGCTTCTGCTGGCTGGGGGACAACATCTACGCCAACGAGCCAGTGTCTGGCGCGACCGCAACCCTGAATGGCGAGACGATCCTGGGCGTCGAGCGCGATGGTCCGCTGGTCGAAGCGACGACGCTGGCGCAGCTCTACAAGCACTATCGCGCCTACTGGCAGTACCCGTGCACCGCGCGGATGCTCAAGAGCGTGCCCAACTGGTTCATCGGTGACGACCACGACCACGGCCCCGGCAACAACTGGGATGGGACACTCACCGCCGCTAATGAGACTTTCACGTGGGCCAGCACCCAGCAGCAGGTGGACAACATGGGCGCGTGGTGCCGCGCAGCGATGCGGGCGTACTACAAAGGCAACCCCAACGTCGGCAACCCGTGGTACTTCAGCGTTCGGGTGAACGACGACCTGGAACTGTTCTTCGTCGATGGCGTGGCTTACCGTGACGCATCCGATGGCAGCGGAACCACGCTGCTGGGCAGCACGCAGAAGGCGTGGCTCAAGGCTGGCATTCAGAACAGCACCGCCACGTTCAAGGGCGTGATGTGCGGCAAGAACCTCTACGGCGGCGCCGACGACTACAGCAAGTACGCGGCCGAGCGCGCCGAGATGGAAGACTTCTTCGAGACCTCGGCCTCCTGGGCGAAGCCCGGTGGTGCGATCTGGTGCTCAGGTGACATCCACTACCCTTTCATGAGCGGCGAGCCCAACGCGCCCATCTTCAACATCTGCGCCAGCCCGCTTGGCACCGGCCACGCTGCGACGGTGGCCAACGGCTTCCAGAACAAGCAACGGTGGAAGGTCAGCGGCCACGTGAGTTCTGGCGTCGGCGCTGTGGCCGTGCCGCCCGCCGTTGGCTACTTGCGAGTGCACGGTGCGACTCGGATGGATGTCGGTCTGATGCGGATTGACGGAGCACTGCTGTGGTCTGGGTATCTGCTGCCTGGGTCGAACGCGATGCGGTACGACGCGCCAAGGGTTGGGTGAGTGATGCAATCCCACCTCCTGACCCCCCCCACCGCCGAGCCCGTCAGCGTCTCCGACGCCAAGCTGGCCGCGCGCCTGGACGGCAGCCACTGGGACGCCATCGTCGCCAGCGCGATCGCCGCCGCGCGCCAGGTGGCCGAGCACCAGACCGGCCGTCAGTTCATGCAGCAGATCTGGCGCGTCGAGCTCGAGGACTGGCCTGCTGCCGACCAGGTGCTGCGCTTCTACCGCCCCACCGCCGTGGCGGTCAGCTACTGGGACGGTGCCGCATTCGTCGCCCTCAGCGCGTCCGGCTTCGCCTGGGCCGCGCAAGACCCCGGCATCGTGCTGGCGCCTGCACTTGGCACCAGCTGGCCCACGCTGGGCGAGGTGGCGGTCGGCCACCGGGTGTGGGTGGACGTCACCGTGGGTGCCACAGACCCCACCGCCGTGCCGCCCGCGGCCGCGTCGTTCGTCAAGGCCATGGTGGCCGTGATGGCCAGTGACCCGTCCCTCACCGCCATGGATGCCCTGGCCAGCTCGGCCTACCTGCCGCGCATGCTGGACCCGATCCGCTTGTATGGCTGACAACTACGGCTGACAACGCGCCATGAAGACCATGCACCCTGGCGAGCTCAACCAGCGCATCACCTTCCAGGCCCGCGCGGCCGGGCAGGATTTGATGGGTCAACCCAACGGCGCCTGGGCCAACGTGGCCACCGACCCCGAGGTCTGGGCCAAGAGCGCCAACGTCAGCAGCCGCGACATCGCCGCCGCCGGCGCGCACCAAAGCAGCCTGGACGCCAAGTTCATCATCCGCTGGCGGGCCGATGTGCTGGCTACCTGGCGCGTGCTGTGGCGCGGCCAGGCCTTCAAGATCGTGGGTGAACCGGCGGCCCTGTCTGGCGGCACAGAGTGGCTGGAGATCCGCTGCGTGAGGATGATCTCCGCATGAGCGGCTTCCGCATCGACGTCGACCTGGGCGATCTGGGCATGGACGAACTGGCCGATGGCGCCGAGGCCGCCGTGCGCCCCGCCGCACAGGCCGGCGCGCAGGTGTTCTACAACCGCGTCAAGGCCAACGTCGCCAAGCTCGGCAAGCGCACCGGCAACCTGGACAAGAGCATCTACCAGGTCTTCAGCCAGGACAACAGCGCCAAGGGCCGCGCCCAGTACCACATCAGCTGGAACCGCGGCAAGGCACCTCACGGCCACCTGGTGGAATTCGGACACGTGCAGCGGTACGTGACGTACATCGACAAGCGCGGCCAGTGGAAGACCCTGGTCCGCCCCGAGATGAAGGGCAAGCCAAAACCCAAGCGCAGCGCTCCACTGGCCGTGAAGGACGCCTATTACGTGCCCCTGAAGGGCGGCCCCAAACTCGTGGGCGCCAAGAGCTTCATCCGCTCGGCCACATCGCCCGACGTGGCGCGCGCCGCCCGCAACGCCATGGTCGACCGGTTCTGGTTCGAGCTGGAAGGCAAAGGCCTGCTGTGAGTCTGGAGAGCGATCTCGTCGCCGTGCTGCAGGCCCAGTGCCCGCGCGTGTTCCCGGGCACCGCGCCGCTGAACACCGCGCGCCCCTTCGTCACGTGGGAGCACATCGGCGGCGATCCTCTGCGCTACATGGACGGCACCGCCGCCGTGCAGCGCTGGGCACAGCTGCAGGTGAACACCTGGTGCAACACCAAGGCCGAAGCCGTGGCGCTGGCCCTGGCCATCGAATCAGCGCTGTGCACCGCCGGTGCGTTCACCGCAGACCCGGTGGGCGCCTTCACCGGCCGGCATGAAGACCAGGTCGAGCCCCCGCTCTACGGCACGCAGCAGGAATTCGCCGTCCTCGGCACCCGGTAACCCCAGAACCACCCAATCCTTCAACGAGGCCGCCCCGGGCAACCGGCAGGCGGCCTTTTTCATGGCCCGCGAGGGCAATCACTCTCAGGAGCCCACACCATGGCACAAGTACCCACCGGCACCACGTTCTTCATCGCCAGCGCCATCGCGGCCAGCAAGGCCACCACCGTCGTCACCAACGCGGCCGAGGCGGTGGTCACCAGCGCTGCGCACGGCTACAGCAACGGCGACATCGTGGAGGTCACCAGCGGCTGGGGCCGGCTCAACCGCCGCTCGTTCCGCATCAAGAGCGTCACCACCGACACCTTCGTGCTCGAAGGCGCCGACACCTCCAACACCACCTTCTTCCCGCCCGGCAGCGGCATCGGCTCGGTGCGCAAGATCACCACCTTCACGCAGGTCCAGCAGGTGCTGGGCATCCAGTCCAGCGGCGGCGACCCCAAGAACGTCACCTACAAGTACATGGAGGCCGACGTCGAGTTCAACATCAACGACGGCTTTGCCGCGCAGCAGATGTCGCTGGAGCTGGACGCCGACAGCATCGGCACCCCGGGCTACGCCGCGCTGAAGACGCTGACCGACGTGCAGACCGACACCGTGCTGCGCATCAACAGCCGCAACGGCGCCGTGATCTACGTGCCCTGCACCGTGGCGCTGAACGAGGCCGTGCAGCTGCAGGACGGGCAGATCAACCGCGTGGTGGCGTCCATCAACGCCAACGGCCGCCTGGTGCGCTACGCCTCCTGATCATGGGCAAGATCAAGCTGGGCGCACGGCCCAAGACCTTCACGCACACCATCAGCGTGCCCATGCCCGAGGGTGGGCATGCCAGCGTGCAAATGGTGTACGTGTACCGCACGCGCACCGAGTTCGGCGCCTTCGTCGACGCACTGCTCAAGACCGCCGGCACCGCCCCGCCGGCCAGCCAGCAAGCGGAAGACGTGGCCTTCAGCCTGCGCCAGGCGCTGGAGGCCACGCGCGACACCAATGCGGACTACATCCTGCAGATCGCCGAAGGATGGAACCTGGATGAGGACTTCAACCGCGCGAACCTGGTGCAGCTGTGCGACGAACTGCCCGGTGCGGCCATGGCCATCATCGAGCACTACCGCGCCGCGCTGACCGAAGGCCGCCTGGGAAACTGACGCAGGCCGCCGCCGCGGCCTACGGCAATGCCGAAACCGAGTTCTCCGCGTTTGGCCTCGCGCCGGGCGATTACGACGACCACTTCGAGGTCTGGCCTGAGAACTGGCCCGCGTGGCAGCTCTTCGTGCAGATGTCTGGACAGTGGCGCACCGGCATCGGCGGCGGCTTCGCGCTGGACTACACGCCCCTCTTCATGCGCATGGAGCGCATGCGCCTGCCGGACGAGACCTGGGAAGAGCTCTTCACCGACGTCCGCGTGCTCGAAGCCGCGGCGCTTGAGCACATGAAGGCCAACAAAACATGAGCAACAGCGACGAGCGCCCCGTCATCATCAAGCCCACGATGGACGCCACTGGCGTCCGCAAGGGCGCCGAGGATGTCAAGGCCACGGCCCGCGACATGGCGCAGGCCGTGGGCGCCGAAGGGCGCAAGGCCGGCGAGGGCATGGAGCAGGTGGGCGCCGGCGCCGGCAAGGGCGCCCAGGCGCTGGACCGCGAAACCCGCCGCATGGTGGCCAGCATCCAGCGGGCCCAGGCCGCGGCACAGGCCGGCGGGCGCAACACGGCGGAGTTCTATGAGGCGATCGCCAAGCAGCGTGGCCTGAGCGGTGATGCACTGCGGCCCTACATCGAAGGCCTGCGCGCCGCCGAGACTGCGCAGAAAGCCGCCACCGGCTCGCTGGGCACGATGGGCATCTCTGCCAAGCAGACCGCCGCCGCGTTGCGCGGCGTGCCCGCGCAGTTCACGGACATCTTCACCAGCCTGCAGGGCGGCCAGGCGCCGCTCACCGTCTTCCTGCAGCAAGGCGGGCAGCTCAAGGACATGTTCGGCGGCGCAGGCGCGGCGGCGCAGGCGCTGGGCGGGTATGTGGCCAGCCTCATCACGCCCTTCACACTGCTGGCGGCAGGTGTGGGTGCGTTGGCAGCCGGCTTCATCATTGCCAAGAAAGAAAGTGATGCCTACGCGCAGTCATTGATCCTCAGCGGCAATGCGGCCGGCACCACCGTAGGCAAGCTGTCCGACATGGCCCGAGCCATCGCCGAGCTGGGCCCGGCCACGCAGGGCAAGGCCGCCGAGGTGCTCACGCAGCTGGCGGCAGCCGGCGCAGTGGGTGCCACCAACCTGCAGCGTTTCGCGCAGGCCGCGATCGACCTCGAGCGTGCCGGTGGCCCTGCTGCCGAAGAGACCGCCAAGGCCTTCGCCGCCCTGGCCAAAGAGCCGCTGGCGGCCAGCATCAAGCTCACCGAAAGCACGCGCTACCTGAGTGCTGCCACGGCAGAGCAGATCCAGCAGCTCGAGCGCCAGGGCAAGACCACCGAGGCCGCGCGCGTGGCGCAGGAGGCCTACGCCAGTGCGGTGGAACAGCGCGCGCCGGAGATGGCGCAGCGCCTGAACTTGATCCAGGGGGCATGGATCGGGATCAAGGACGCAACCAAGGGAGCTGGCGATGCCCTGGTCGACATCTTCCGGCAAGACACGCTGACGCAGCAGCTGGCGCTCGCCGAAGCCGCCATCAGCGCCGCCAAGCGCCTGCAGGAGAACGCGGGCGGCGGCCTCATCGCGGTCTTTGGCCAGCGGCAAGAGCAAAACGCCCGCGCGACGAAGGACCTGCTGCTGGAACAGATCCGGCTCAGTACTCGCGCCGCGGAGGCGCAAGGCGAGCGAGTGCGCCAGGAGCAGGCGGGCATTCAGTTCCTGAAAGAGGGCGAGAAGTACCTCTCGCAAGAGGTCAAGTTTCAGACGGAGATCGTGCGCATCCGCGAGCTGGGGCGTGCTGCGGGGCTCAGCGAGCTGGCGATTGCCGACCGCATCCGCGAAGTCGTGCGCCAGACCTACGGCAGCAAGGCCGCCACCGCCGACAACGCCGCCGCCCGCGAGCAAGAGCGCCGGCTGGAAGCGCAGGTGCGGCTGCTGGCCGAGTTGTCGGGCGTCACCGGCAGCTACGCCTCCGACTTGGCCAGTCTGGACGCTGCGCGCGCTCGCGGCAACATCACCGAAGAGCGCTACGGCGTGCTGGTGCGTGAGCTGGTTGCCCGCCAGCCCATCGTGCGCCAGAACACGCAGGACATGGCCAAAGCCGCCGAGGAACAGGCCCGCGCGGTGCTGCGCGCCCAGAAGGTGTACGACGGCTACATCGAGACGCTGAACAACAGCGTCAAGGCCGGTGAGCGCAACCTGCTGCAGCTGCGCGATGAGTACATCGAGCTCACCGCCGGCAAGGCCGTGCGCCAGGAACTGCAGCTGCTCGAGCTTGAGCGCCTGGCCATCACCTATGACCAGGCCGCCGCCGTGGCCGAGCTCAACGGCGAAGAACAGGCCCGCTACCAGCGCCTGGCCGAGCAGGTGCGCCAGGAGATCCGGTGGCGCCGCGACATCGCCAGCGCCACCGATCAGAAGGACGCGCGCGATGCCAACGAAAAGGCCGCCAAGGACGCGGCAGCAGACTGGAAGCGCAGCGCCGACCAGATCAGCCAGAGCCTGGCCGACGCCATCTTCAGCGGCGGCAAGGGCGCGGGCGATCTGCTGAAGGACTACTTCCGCACGCTGGTCCTCAAGCCCGTGATCGAGACCGCCATGCGTCCGCTGGCCCTGACCATCAACACAGCGCTCAGTGGCGGCCTGTCCTCAGCCGGCGGGCTGGCCTCATTGGCCGGTGCCAGCGGCGCGGGCGGTGCCTTGAGCGGCATCGGCCTGCTGGGCACGCTGTCGAGCGTCACCGGCGTGTTCGGCGCCGGCTTGGCCGCCGGTGTCGGCAACCTCCTGTCAGGCAGCATCGGTGCGGCGCTCTCGGGGTCCGGGGCACTGCTGGGCGGAGGCTCCATCGCCGCAGGTCTTGGTCTGGGTCTGGGCGCACTGGGTCCGCTGGCCTTGCTGGCAGGCCCGCTCTCGAGTGCACTGTTCGGCCGCAAGCTCAAAGACACCGGTTTCGAGGGCAGCTTCAGCGCCGGCGGCGACTTCGAGGGCAACAACTACCGCTACTACAAGGGCGGCCTCTTCCGCAGCAACAAGACCAAGCGCAGCGAACTGGACGGTGCGCTCGAATCCGTGCTCGACGCCGGTGGCCAGGCCGCCCTGGCCCAGGCCAAGGCCTATGCCGAAGTGCTGGGCCTGCCGGTGGAAGCACTGGCCGGCTACACCCAGGCCATCAAGGTCAGCCTCAAGGGCCTGAGCGAAGAAGAGGCGCAGGCGGCAGTGGCCAAGTCGGTGGCCGACTTCCAGGAAGGTCTGCTCGGCCGCTACAGCCGCCAGCTGGAGCCGCTTCGCCGCACCGGCGAGACGCTGGCCCAGGTGGCCGAGCGGGTCAGCACCCTGCAGGTCTTCACGCGCGGGCTCAACGAGCTGGGCGGCGTCTTCGGCCGCGTGGCGGGCCTCAGCATCGACGCGCGCGAGCAACTCATCCAGTTGGCCGGCGGCATGGAGCAGCTCAGCCAGCAGGCGCTGGGCTTCGTGCAGCAGTACTACAGCCGCGAAGAGATCGCCGGCCTCAAGGCGCGCGAGATCCAGACCGTGCTGGCCGCCGCAGGCATCACGCAGGACGTCAACACCCGCGACCAGTTCCGCGGCCTGGTGGACAACACCGATGTCTCCAGCGCCGCCGGCCGTGAGCGCCTGGCTCAGCTGCTGGCCATCGCGGGCGACTTTGCCAGCGTGGCCGACTACCTGGCCGAGACCGGCGGCACGCTCTCCGCTGCCGCCGCCTTCGCGCCCGCCAGCGGCGTGCTGGCCGACCTGTTCGCGCAGCCGCAGCAGGCGCAGGTGGACGCCATCAACGTCGTCAACGTGAGCGTGAACATGGTCAATGAGTCGATCAACCGGCTCATCGACGCGGTGCAGTCGGCCCGCAACGCCGTCTTCACGCCGAGCTGGGAAGTGGGCGGCGCATGAAGACCCTGTCCGGCGCGCTCTCCGCCGCGCTCAACGCCCCGGTGCAGAAGCCCGCCCTGCTGGTGCAGGTGGACTTTGCCAGCACGCGCCGCTGGTCCAGCATGGCCACCGTCAGCTGGAACGGCCACAGCTGGGCGGCCCGCGACATGCGGCTGGACGGCCTGCTGGTGCAGCCGCTGCGCGTGAGCGGCACCCTGGTGCTGGGCAACGAGGACGACGAGATCGGCACCCTCGTGCTGACCGAGGGCGTGCAGGACCGCCGCATCGTGGTCTACGGCTACGACGCCGCCGCGCTGGGCGACCCGGCCGACGCCGTGTGGCTGTGCGACGCCGTGGGGGCGTCTGCACAGGTGAGCACGCGCGAGGTGCGCATCACGCTGCGACACCGGGGCGAGTTCGTGCAGTCGCCTCGCACCTATGTCACCGCCCAGTCCGGCTTCACGCACCTGCTGCCTGCCGACACCGTGCTGCGCATCAACGGGATCGACATGCGCCTGGAGCGCCGCGGCTGACCATGGCCAACTACCCCGGCTTCTTCACCCTGGCCGACAGCACCGCGCTGCCCGAGTCCGGCATCGAACCCGAGCGCGCCACCAATGGTGCCCTGAAGCACCGCCGCCTTTGGCCCGGCGACAAGGTGAGCTTCGAGATCGGTCACGTGCTGAACGCGGCCGACCTGGCCACCCTGGTGGCCTTCTATGCCACCAACAAGGACCTGGACGTCACCTACCGCTGGCCCGGTGACGGCCAGACCTACACCGTGCGCTTCGCTGCGCCCCCGCGCTACACCAGGCGCACCACGCGCTGGGAAGTGCGCGTGCGCCTGGCCGAGGTCTAGCCCATGGCCGTGACGAACCTGGTCACCGGCGGGCTGACCATCCCGCCTGCCGCGGCGCTGAACACCGTCGCCCAGCCGCGTGGCCTGGCGGCGGCTGGTGCACGGTCGCTGGTGCCCGTCACCTACGGCGTCGATCGGCAACCCGCGCTCATCCTCAACGTGTTGCCCAAGGCGGGCGACGCCAACACGCTGCTGGTGCAATGTCTGTGGGGGCACGCGCTGCATGCGGTCGACGAGTTGCGCCTCAACGACCAGGCGTTGCCCAGCGGCAGCACCGTCACCACCTACACGGGCAGCCAGGGCACCGCGGATGCAGACCTGGTGGCTGCCTTCGCCGCGCAGGGCATCACCTACACCGACACCCTGGCGGGCTATGCCTACAGCGTGCTGGCCATGCCCACGCGCAGCTTCGAGGGGCAGCTCAATGTCTCGGCGCGGCTCTACGGACGCCGCCTGTACGACCCGCGCAAGGACAGCACCGCCGGCGGCAGCGGCAGCCACCGGCTGGCCGACCCTGCCACCTGGGAGTGGAGCGACTGCCCCAGCCTGGCCCTGGCCGACTGGGCCGGCAACACCCTGTACGGCGCCGGTGAGGGCGTGCTCTGGTCCAGCGTGCCCGCCGCCGCGGATGCCAACGACGCCACGGTCGGCGCCCCCCCCGAAAAGCGCCGCCTGCTGGGCGTGACGCTGGCGCGTGACGGTGTGAGCCTGGCCGCCGTGGCCGAGACGTTGCGTGCCTACGCTGGCTGCTGGCTGGTGCCCACCGCCGGCGGTCTGCGCTTGCTGCCCGATGCCGATGCCGCACCCGTGGCCGCGTACAGCCACGCGGCTGGCCAGATCAAGGCGCTGGAGGCGCTGAACCTGCGTGACCTGGGCAACGTGCCCACCGCGGTGGAGATCCTCTACACCGACACCACCCAGGTGCCGTGGCGCGAGATGCCAGCCCTGGCCACGCTGCCCGGCGCCGGCACCACACGGCCCTGGCGCCTGAGCAGCGTGGCCATGCCCGGCGTGCAGCGCTACAGCCAGGCGTATCGCGAGGCCGTGGAACGGCTGAACAAGCTGAACCTGGGGGACCTGAGCTTCCCGCTCGAGGTCTTCGACCAGGGCATCGTCCATGACACGGGCGACATCATCGAAGTCACGCACCCCGTGGGCCTGTCGGCCAAGCCCATGCGCGTGACGGACGTGGAGATGGTGGCCCATGGCCGCTGGCGCCTTGCGGTGACCGAGCACGACCCCGCCGCCTACAGCGACGAGGTGCAGACGGCGCCCAGCATCCCGGACACCAACCGTGTGGCAGCCGGCGGCCCGGCCAGCCAGGTGGCAGGCTTTGCGGGCACGGTGAGCAAGGGCCGCATCGCCTGGGTCTGGACGCCCTGCACCGATGCCGACTACGGCGCCACGGAACTGCGGGCGGCAGACGCCGATTGGGGACTGCCCAGCCCCGCCCCAGCCTTTCGCGGTGCGGCCAACACCCATGGCCAGGTGGTCACCGCGCCGGGCACCTACACGCTGTATGCCAAGCACTTCGGCGTTCGTGGCAACGCCAGCGCCACGGCTGTGCAGGCGTCTGTGGTGGTTGCGGCCGGCGATCTGGTGCAGGACGGCGCCGATGGGCCCCCCGGTGCCGATGGTGCGCCCGGCACCGCAGGCGTGGACGGCGCGCCGGGGACGAGCGTGGCCGAGATCAACGTCTACCTGCGCAGCAGCAGCGCCCCGCCAGCGCCCACGGGCGGAAGCTTCAACTTCGGCTCCCAGGTGCTCACGCCGCCATCGGGCTGGAGCGTGGGCGTGCCGGCGGGCACCGACCCGGTGTACGTCGCCCGCGGCCTGGCCACCACGGGCACGCCCGGCGCCACCGTCACGCCGACCTGGGGTAGCGCGGCCGCTGCGTTCTCTGACGGCCAGGCCGTCGATGTGATCTTCCGCCGCAGCGCCGGAGAGCCGGCAACGCCCGGCGCCTCGCCAGGTGTGCCTGCCGGCTGGTACTCGACGGTGGCCGCCGTGCCCGCAGGGGCAGAGCCGCTGTGGAGCAGCTTTGGCGAACGCACCGCACCTGGCGCCAACTGGGCCTGGCAGGCGCCTGTGCGCGTACAAGGCGTCGACGGCGCCGCCGGGCCCCAGGGCCCGCAGGGTGTGGCCGGCAGCGCCGGCACCAGCGTCGCCGAGGTGAACGTGTACCTGCGCGCCACCAGCACGCCCACCACGCCCACGGGCGGCAGTTTCGACTTCAGCTCCCAGGTGCTCACGCCGCCATCGGGCTGGAGCGTGGGCGTGCCGGCGGGCACCGATCCGGTGTACGTGGCGCGCGGCATCGCGACCACGGCCACACCGGGTGCCACCGTCACGCCGAGCTGGGGCAGCGCAGCGGCGGCCTTTGCGGATGGCCAGGCGGTGGACGCGATCTTCCGCCGCAGCGCCGGCGAGCCTTCCACACCCGCGCCCTCGTCGGGCACGCCCGCAGGGTGGTACTCGAGCGTGAGCGCCGTGCCCGCGGGAGCAGACCCGTTGTGGTCCAGCTTCGGCAAGCGTCCAGCGCCGGCCGCCAACTGGACGTGGGAGACACCCGTGCAGGTGCAGGGCCAGGACGGCGCCGCTGGCCCTGCAGGTGCCCAGGGCCCGCAAGGGCCGCAGGGCGTGGCCGGGACTGCCGGCACCAGCGTGGCCGAGATCAACGTGTACATCCGCAGCAGCAGCGCCCCGCCAGCGCCCACGGGCGGCACTTTCGATTTCGGCAGCCTGGTGCTCACGCCCCCGGTGGGCTGGAGCGTTGGCGTGCCGGCCGGCACGGACCCGGTGTACGTGGCGCGCGGCTTCGCGTTCACCGGCACGCCGGGTGCCGCCGTCACGCCCAGCTGGGGCAGCCCGGCCGTGGCCTTTGCGGATGGCCAGGCGGTGGACGTGATCTTCAGCCGCAGCAGCACCGAGCCAGCCACACCATCGCCTTCGGCGGGTGTGCCTGCCGGCTGGTATTCCACCGTGTCTGCCGTGCCGGGTGGGGCCGACCCGCTGTGGTCGAGCTTCGGAGAGCGCGCGTCCATCAGCGCCAACTGGGTGTGGCAGGCGCCTGTGCGCGTGCAGGGTGTGGACGGTGCCGCAGGCGCCACGGGTGCCACCGGTGCCACGGGCGCCACGGGTGCAGCGGCGGTCTCCGCCGGCGTCGACCGCGTGAGCGTGGTGCTGGCCGCCGACAGCACCGGCCTGGTGAACGGCGGCGAACTGCCCGTCACGGTGACGGCCTACGCCAAGCTGGGCGCCACGGTGGACACGACCAACTGGACATGGGTGCGCGGCAGCACCAGCGGCATCACCACCACCATCAGCGGCGCCGCAGTGACCATCACGGCAATGGACCCGGCGCTGGACAGTGGCATCGTCACCATCATCGGCAGCAAGGCCGGCCAGGCCGACATCGAGCTTGTGGTGCCCGTCACCAAAGCCAAGTCACTGTTGCCGGCCACCGGGCCGCGTGACTTTGGCGGCTACACAAACGCAGTGCGTCTGTTCACGGGCACGCCGGCCACGGCAGAGCTGCTGCTGACGACTGCCGGGGCCGTGCGGGACCGAGTCAACGGCGGCAGCTACACGACGCGCGGCGTCTGGTATCAGGGCACGGTCTCGGGCAGCTACAGCGTGCGCGCCGAGCTGACCGGGAGTGCGCTGTCCAGCGGCACGCTGGGCACCTGGCAGGCGCTGTCGTCCGACCGCGCATGGGCGATCTCGCAGCCGGCAATGACGGGCGAGAAGGACACGCTGCTGCGGCTGTCGATCCGCAACGACAGCACGGGCGACATCGTCGCGCTCGGCACGTGGAACCTCAACGCGGTGTACGAAGCGTGACCGTCAGCACCGCCATCGCGAAGATCCGCGCCCAGCGCGCGATCGACGCCGCCGCCGGCGAGGCGCGCCTGCGCTACATCACCGACGTGCCCGGCCAGCAGGCCGTGTACCTCGTCAAGCGCGAGCAGGCCGCCGCCTACCTGGCCGCGCATGCGCTGGATGCGCAGGCCTCGGTGCCGCCCTACATCGCGGCCGAGGCCACAGCGCTCGGCATCACGCCCGCCGTTCTTGCCGCCGAGGTCGTAGCCATCGCCACACTGTGGCAGGACACCCTCAGCCCCGCCATCGAGGCCGCACGCATCGGCGGCAAGTCCGCCGTGAGCGCCTCCGAAGACCTGGCCGGCGTGGAAGCCGCGCGCGATGCGGCAGTGGCGGCCCTGGGCGCGATCTGAGTGGCCGTGCAGACGCCTGAAGTCGGACCCCATGATTCTCTGGAGAAGCCAATGATCCGCGTCGCGTTCCGATACGGTGACCCCCACCCGTTCTCGCGCCTGGTCTGTTGGTGGCGCGGTGGCGACACCGCACACTGCGAGGTGGCCGCTTGGTGCGCGCAGGCCGATCGTCCTCACCTGCACCTGTGCATCTCGGCATCCTGGCACGACGGTGCCGTGCGTCACAAGCTGATCGATCTCGATCCGACGACATGGCGCATCTACGACATGTTCTCGGTCGGGGTCGAGCCGACTGTATGGCTCATACACCACGACGGCGAGAAGTGCGACCGGCTAGGTCTGCTGGGCTTCGTGATCCGCAGGAACCGCAGGAGGCGCAAAGCGTGGTTCAGCGCCGAGGTTGCCGCCGACATCTTGGGGTTCTCTGAGCCGCACGCCTTCGATGTGCGCAGGCTCGAACTCATTTGCAAGCGCTACGGCACGAGGGTTCAGTGATGCGCCGCCGCGTGATCAGCCTGCTCCTGGCGCTGCAGGCCGCCGCCGCACTGGCGGCCGACAAAGACCCGCTGGATTACCCGCTGCGGCAGTACGCGGCGTTGCTGGGCGTGGCGTTGCTCGGCGGCCTGGTCAGCTTCTACGCCAAGGTGAAGGCCGGGCACATCGAGCGCTGGAACGTGATGCACCTCATCGGTGAGCTGACCACCAGCGCCTTTGCCGGGTTGCTGTGCTTCTGGCTGGCCGAGAGCGCTGGCTTGCCGCAGCTGCTGACGATATGCCTGGTCGGCGTGGCCGGGCACATGGGCGCGCGCGCCATTGCGCTGTTTGAGGCGTGGGCGCAGCGGCGATTCAACGGCACGACTACATCACAGGGAGAGCAGCGATGATCACTGTGGCCAGACTGATCTCGGCCGGCATCGGCCCGACCCAGGCCCGCATCTTTGCCGAGCCGCTGGCCGCCGCGTGCGCCCGGTTCGCCATCCACACGCCGGCGCGGATCGGCGCCTTCCTGGGGCAGTGCGCGCTGGAGTCGGCCGCGTTCACGCGGCTCGAGGAGAACCTGCACTACACCACGCCCGAGCGCATCCGCGCGGTGTTCCCTTCGCGTGTGAAGAGCCTGGCCGACGCCGCGCGGCTGACGCGCAATCCGCAGGCGCTGGCCAACGTGGTCTACGCGGGCCGTCTGGGCAATGGCGACGAGCTCAGCGGCGACGGGTGGCGCTATCGCGGTCGCGGCCTGGTGCAGCTGACCGGCAAGGCCAACTACATCGACGCCGCCGACGGGCTGGCGCTGCCGCTGGTGACCAACCCCGATCTGGCTGCCTCGCCGGTCACGGCGTGCATGACGGCTGCATGGTACTGGCACACGCACAAGCTCAACGTTCTGGCGGACTCCGCGCAGTGGGACTCGATCACCCGCGCCGTCAACGGCCCGGCCATGCTGCATGCCGATGCGCGCCGGCAGTTCATGCAAGAGGCTGTCGCGGTGTTCGCGTGA